TCCCATATCGCAAATGTTTTATCGAAGTTAAATACTGCCGCAACACCATCATAAATGAATTGCCAAAAACCTTCCCATAGACCTTTAACCCAGTCCGGAAGCTTTTCATATAGATCGTCTAGCCAATCATCAAGTCCAAGTAGATCAAATAATGCCGGTAATGCAATAGGGTTCATATATGCTAGGTTCGCTATGTTCGTTGCTAATGTGCCTAGCCCCCTACCAACTTTCAATAACCAAGAAGGTAGCTTATCAACTATTTTAATACTGCCTAATGTTGTCCCAATTATTCCAATGGCTTTTCCTGCATCTTCCCATGTTTGCGAGTCAACTCTACCAATGCTTTTCGCTAGTGCATCAATAGCATCAGCTAATAAATCTGCTGTTGTTGCTAATACAGGCTTTAATACAACCGATAAATCCTCAATAAACGATATAAGTCCGCTTCCAATTCCAACAACCATAGGAGAAATAGCATCATAAAGATTACTTAATGCATTGGTTAACTTATCCCAATCTATAACCCTAAGCAATTCACTTCCTACATCCAAAAGCCGTGGCAATCCATCACCTAATACCCATTCGCCAATAGGTTTTAATGCTTTATCATAAAAGTTTTTGATATTATCAAATGCAAACTTGCCTATAGGCTTTAATGCATCCTTAAACCTTTCCAACGCATCAATGGTTGGTTCTATCTTTTCTTGAAGTTTTTCGATTGAATATGTAAATGCTTCTGATTTATCTGTTGCTTCAACCGTAACTGGTGTAAGGCTTGTATTAGTTCCACCGGATAAGCCTGTAGTAGTTCCGGATCCACTGGAATTAATTTTATTTATTTCATCAAATGGAGCTAGTGCATTTTTAGCTTGCTTCCCGGCTTTTTCTACCGCATCTCCATAATCGGAAATTGCATTGGTCTGTACTTCGGTATTTTTAACAGTTACTTGCGTTGATTTGCCGAATAAAGTTTGAGATAATGCTGCAAAATGTGCTGTTATATTCTCAATTCTGCTCGCAAGTGATTGAAGTAACGGCAGGGCGATATTAGCGATAGGCATAAAAGCGTTTCCGAGATTTATTTTTATATCCGTTAATGTCTTATTTAACGCAGATAACCTTCCGGCGAACGTTTCTGTATACTTTGCCGCATCTCCAACTTGCCACTGTGTTTCTTTCATAATTCCGTTTACTTCAGCTTGAATTTTTTCTTGTTGTGTAAGTTGGTTTCTATTCTTTCCTATGGACTTTGCGTACTCGTCCCACATTTTACTTACATTTTTGGTTACACCGGCATTATCAACTAATACAGAATTCTCGTTCTTTAAGCCTTCTGTTGCTGTTTGTACTGCTTCGCCTAGTGAATAGGATGATTGTCTGCCAAATGCTGCAGCGTCTTTAAGCCTATTCATAACGGCTTCAATTTGATCATCGTCATACCCTCTTGATACGAGGTTTTTATATGCTGTTACTGCGTTATTGAGAGGTACCAGTCCATCTTCTACGTAACTATTAATAAATTCTTTTGCTCGGTTAATACTTCGACCTTGTCCAGAAACTATGGACTCTAAGCCTGTCATTGCGCCTTCTAACTCGCTGGCAGCCTTGATGCTGTCTTTTACTAATGAGCCAATCGCAATTGTGCCGATAGCTGCAGAAATTAATTTCATGGACTTGCTGACAGTTTTTTGGAATGTGCTTATCTGCGTCTGAGTTTTATTTAACGCTTTTGTGATGCCGGAAAAATCAGCACCGCCTCGAACTATAAAATTACTTCTCTGTGCCAATTTCTTTCACCTCCCCACCGAATAACGCATTTAATGCTTTGACTTGCGCTAGCATTTCTTCATCTGTCATATTTTTCTTTGGTTTATCATCTATTTCATTCAGTATCTTTTTGATGTCCAAATTCTTAGCCCATACCCACCGCGAGATTTGATAGGCTTGTATCGTCATTAGTGTTCTTAGATTTTTTAATTTTTCTTGATACTCCTCGGCTTCACGCTCTTTTCTTTTCACGTAACCTTCAACACATAGGGACAGCTCAAACGGTGTGATTTCCATAAATTCAGATGGTGATATTCCGATAGAGGTAGCAAGTTTCCATTGGTTTTCTATATTGAATGGCTCTACTTCCTCGCTACCTTCTGTCCGTTTTTTTGGTTCTTCCCTGCAAATGCCTCTGTTAATGCTTTACCTACGGTTTCCATGACTGTTGGTAAGTCAGAGTATTCATCTATTAAATCCATTACTTTATTAACATCAAGCTCCTTATCTTCATGCGCTAATCCGCACCAAATCAAAATTGCAATTTCTTTGATGGTCGCATTATTCAAGTCTAAACTAGCGATCGGTTTTCCCATTTGATCTTCTGCCATTGACAATGCTCGCATTCCATATCTTAAGTTTCTAACTTTGTCTAATTCGATTGGATGATACATAGCGATTCCTCCTTAAATTAAAAGGGATAGGCTATTAACCTATCCCGTGTGATTATGCTCCCGTTGCTTTTAAAACAGGTTTTCCGGAAACTTTGATAGTCGCTCCAAAGTTAATTGTTCCGTCTACATCAACATCGCCAACTTTAAAGCCTGTTACTACTCCCTTGAAATCCCACTCCCATGGTGGCGTTGTAGGAAATAAAATTTTATAATCTTCGGCTGTTCCTGCATCCAACGAATCTTGTAAAGCGGTTTGACCGCTTGTCTCATCTGGATTAAAAAAGCCTTCAATTGGCACTTCTCCGCCATCTTTGAATGTTCCTAAAAATTCTCTGTATCCACCTTCGCTATCTAATGCAGTAACATCCTGAGTATCGGCCGTAATTTCAATTCCGCCTATAGATGTTAGACCACCAATAGTAACGGGAGTAGTTGTTCCTTTTTGCAATTTAGTGCCTAACGCTCTCGTTGCTTTACCCATCTTTCATTCCGCCTTTCTAATAATAAATTGTAAAATCAATAATTCCTCGTATTACCCCGATTTCGTGCTCATATGTTTCGGTTATATTATTTATGCTTAAGTCTTGTATAAAAATATTTTCTGTGCCTATTGTTGTGCCGGGTAAAGACATTAAAAAATCCTCAACCTTTTTGGTTAAGAATTTCATTTCTCCGTATCTCGTTGCCATTATCGAAAACATAAAGCTTAATGCTTGTTCCCCTGTAAAACCTTCAAGTGTTTTGGTTTTGTTGGTGTTTATCCTTGTATAAACTAGGTAGGGCCTAGTTGATGTTTCGGGCGCATTTGTAGGGTATATTTCATCTTTTAATTCAGGTATGCGATTTGTTAGTTCATATCTGAGAGCCTCTTCCATTATTTTGGCTCCTTGAAGGTGGTTATATAGATGTCGGTTATACCAGTTGGCTTACGTATTACACATTCTTCATCTAATGTAGATTTATCTATCTCTTCGACCTCATCAGATATGTTAAAGTCTGTTATTTCATCTACACTATCTATAAAATCGTTTACAATTTGTTTAATTCTTTCCTTTTCCATTATCTCAACCCTGCCTTTCTTATTTCTACATCTACTTTTTGTTTCATGTTGGTTACTATGGTCTTTCCCATCTTCTCAGCATTTTCTTCTAAGCTGTCATGAATAAAACGATATCCCGGTATATATCTTCCGTTTTTTGCGAAATAGCCATATTCTTGAGATATAGGATAATACCCAATAACCTCGCCCTGCTTATTTTTCTTTTGGAATACATCATTCATGGCCGGATCAAATATGATATCGTATACTTTCTTACCTTTGTGCTTCGACTTCTCCCCGGCAAGCTTCATTCCCTTTTTAAGCATACCTGTATCGTATGGAGCATTTGCTTTTGCGCCTTTAAGTACGATATTCATACCTTTTCTAGCACTTGCTGTAACATGTTTTTGCGGTACCTTGCCAAGCTTTTTTAAATTTCGTTGTAGTTGGTCCATGCCTTCTAACTCGAATTTTACTTTCATTCTTTCACCAACCTACAATAGCAGAGAAGTTCTCTGTTTAATCCCTTGACATTAACAGGCTCTCCAATGATTTCAAATACATCATTTCCGTGTTGTATTCTCATGGCACTTGTAATGCCTGGGATGAATCTCATGTTAAATTTAGTTTCAACCTTGTTATCAGTGGTTAGTGCCGTGAAAAACTCATTGCCGAGCAAAGGGTCTTTACTTGCCCATATCCCAGTCTTGCCCTCGATGGGTTCCCACGTTTCAACCGGATCTCCATATTCGTCTTTGCCTTTGCCCCTTTCAAGGAATGTTATCTTGTGCCTATAATCTCTCACTCAATAACCACCTCCGTAGCCTTCTCCGTATATTCGGCTGATAAAGTTAGGTGCTGTTTTAGGCTCGTATAGGACTTTTGGAAACGGTCGGCAATCTTTGGGTCGTCATAACCGAATTGTGCTTTGCAATAAAGGATTATTGCCCTTTTGATTAGCGGGTCTTCCTCAACTATTTTTGTGGAGTGTACCCCACTAAGCTTAAGGTCGGCTTTTGCAGTGTCTATTAAGTCTTGTATTTCTGTCTCGATGGTGTTTTCTCTTAATACTTCTTTTACATCATCTAGCAATGCCATTTAATCACCACCTAACAGCTTGATTAATTCTTCCTTGTTGGCTTTTGAGTTATATTCAATGCCTTTTTCCTCTAACAACCCCATGATTTCTTTTTTAGTCAAGAAGTCAAAAGAGGGCTTTTTATCGCCCTCTATAAGCCCTCGAATTATAAGGTCGTTAATGCGTTCTTGGTCATCAGAGGAAAATTCATCACCGATATTGTAGACTTTTTTTAAGTCGTACTTATCGTGGAAATTACTGATTACCTTGTACATTGTTTACCTCCTTAGCCTGCAACTACTACCTCTTGGATAAGTGCAAATGCCTTAGTGTCAAGTAATCCACCGTCAACAATTGCATAAGCTGCATAGTCAACTGTTCTAGCCTTAACGTGTTCCTCGGTTGCAAGGCTCATAGGCTCGTTAGTGTTAAGGACATAACCTCTGTTTGGATTGCCAAAGATTACATTGTTTTTTGTAACGCCTGCATCAGCCTTAACTGTGAAGCCTAACATTCTGCCAACTCCGCCTGCGGTGGTGTCGGGGATAAAGATAGGTCTGCCATTGCCATCAACGATGGTTGCAAGTTGTGTCCAGATGGTAGCATTGTTTGCATAAAAAGCACATCCAGCCAAATAAGAAGAATGTACTTTACTTATTGCTTCAGTTACTTTTTCATAAGTTAAAGGAACTGCTGTAGTAGTATTATCATAGTCATAAGTTACTACCTGTGGGGTATTAGACTCCGCTAATAATGCGGTTTCAATTCCTAATGGCTCTGGTAAAAATTCATCTAACTCGCCTGGTTTGCCCTTACCTACTGCAATGGCTGTACCCATAGCAACTCCAACTCTTTCGCCTAACTCGTTCTTGATGTAAGGAATAAACTCCTCAACTGCCATTGCTCTCATCTTCCAGGTAACAGTGATAGCTTTAGCAAGCTCGCATCCAGTTAAGGTAAGTTGTCCGAACGTGTTCTGCTCGTCTGCTGTTGCGGTAGCTTCATCATACCAAGCCGCATCTCCTGCGTTAATTGCAGTATGCTTATTTATTACCAATGTACCCTGCACGTTGTATTTCTTAACATCAGCTAATAGAGGATACATTTCTTCTGCTCTGCTCCAGATACCAGCTACAACGGATTCGGGTATCAGTGTAGGTGTATTTCCTGTTGTGTGAGTGTAGGCATTTTCAAGGCTAGAATTTACCTTGTCAAATAGCACCTGTTCATTAGTATCTAGTTTCTTGCCCTGCATGACTTTAGCCCATGCATTTTCATACTGCTTCTTATCGTCAATCACTGCTTCGTTCCCCATCTTTTCGATTACCTTCCCTTCTACGTTTTCAGACTTTGCGGATAAGTCTGTGATGGTGGTCTTGCCCTTCAACGCTTCCATATTTGCGTTGGCAAGTTTTGTTTCCTCCCACTTATTATCAAGGTCCTCAATATCTTTCATCTTGGCATTGGCATCTTCTGTCTTGCCCTCGCCAATCATTGCTTCGGCTTCATCTAGTAAAGCCTGCCTTTGTGCTAAATATTGTTCTTTATTCATTCTCTTGCTCCTTTCAGCCTAAGTAGGCTTAACTTAGATTTTTGTATTAAAAAAACAGACTCATCTGTTTTGATGCCCTGCTCTTCAATCATGGATTTTATTCTGTTCATCTTTTCTTCGCTCGGAAGTTCAAAGTTGCTTGCTGTAAGTCTCAATGGCTCTTTTTCCTCAAACATTATTGCATCAATTAAGCCTTTTTCTTTCGCCTGCTCTGCAGTGAGCCACGTTTCTTCTTCCATCATATCAAGGGCTTCCTCTTTGCTCATACCCGATTTAGCCATATAAGCGTTTGATAAGGCATCGTCTGCTGTCCTTAAAACCTCGGCTGTCTTTTCCATGTCGGAATGATTTCCGCTTGCCCTTGTTGATACACAATGTACCATCATTAAGGCCGTGGGTGACATTTCACAATATCCGGCCATAGCTATAATTGATGCCGCGCTACAGGCTTG